CGGCTCGGTGCCCGCCCGAAACAGAAGCCGATGTGGCGCCACGGCGGCAACCCGGTGCTGCGGTGGATGGCAGACAACGTCCGGGTCCGGATGGACGCAAACGGGAACATCGCCCCCGACAAGGCGAAGTCGATGGAGAAGATCGACGGCATTTCGGCGCTGGCGACTGCGATGGCGGTCGCCTTGGCGGTTGAGGCACCACAGGAGTCGGCGTACGAGACGCACGGCGTAGACGTGATCTGAGGGGGCGGCCGTGGGTTTCTTTGATGGCATTCTGGCCAGCGTCCAGGCCGCGTTCGCGCCGCGGATTCTCCATATCGGGTCGAACGAGATCGACCTTGACGGGTCGATGCTCTCGCCCGCTCAGATGTGGCGGTCGCAGCCGCACCTGCGGACGGTTGTCGGGTTCCTCGCGCGCAACGTGGCGCAGCTGGGTCTTCACGTCTATGAGCGCGGTCCTGACGACAGTCGTACCCGGAACCGCGATTCGATGACGGCTCGCGTGCTTGCGGTCGGCGACGGCCAGGTGACGTCGGTGGACCGGATCTTGGCGCTCGTGGCGGACTACGAGCTGTACGGCCGGGCGCACTGGCTGGTCCTTCGCAGCTCCACGACCCCGACGGGATGGAACGTCCGGCGCCTACCGCCGGCATGGGTGACGCCGGCCGATTCGACCCCGTTCGAGGTCCTCAAGTACGACGTGATCACCTCGAGCGGCTTCCAGGAGCGCATCCCCGCCTCGCAGATCGTGACGTTCGTCGACTATGAGCCGATGGGTGGCTTGGAGGGTTCTGCGACGATCCAGGCGCTCTCTGGGACCCTCCGCGAGCAGCTTGAGGCCGCGACGTACCGGCGCCAGATGTGGAAGCGCGGCGGACGCGTGTCCGCAGTCCTGTCGCGCCCCAAGGACGCCCCGAAGTGGGGCGACACGGCACGCGAGGCGTTCCGGGAGGACTGGTACGCGAAGTACACCGGCAACGGCCCGAAGGCCGGCGGCACGCCCATCCTCGAGGATGGCATGACGCTGAACAAGATCGACTTCTCCGCGACCGAGTCACAGTTCGTCGAAGCGGCGAAGCTGTCGCTCCAGACCGTCGCCTCAGCGTTCCACGTCGAACCGTCCATGGTCGGCATGGGCGACTCTGCGACCTACTCGAACATGCGCGCCTTCCGGAAGATGCTCTACTCGGAGACCCTGGGGCCGCTGCTGAAGATCATCGAGGCTGTCGTCAACGAGAAGCTCATTCCGATGCTCGGCGACGACCCGACGAAGGTGTACGTCGAGTTCAACCTGCAGGAGAAGCTCGCGGGCGACTTCGAGGAGCAGGCGCGGGTTTTGTCGACCAGCACCGGGCGCCCGTGGATGACCGTGAACGAGGCGCGCAAGCGCCAGAACCTGTCGGCGATCGTCGGCGGCGACACGCTGGTCGTCCCGCTGAACGTGACTGTCGGGGGCCAGGCGTCCCCGACCGACTCCGGTAGCCAAAACACGGTCACGGACCCCGTCCACGAGTCGACCCCGAAAGCCGCAATCCCTGAGTTCAAGTCCGACAGCGCCATCCAGGATGAGATTGCCGCGTTCCTAGAGCGTCAGCAAAGGTCGCTGCGGTCCAAGGTTGGTGCTGTCGGTCTCGGCGGTGACTGGTGGGACGGCGAGCGGTGGAACACAGAGCTCGAGGCCCTGCTGCTCGCGATGTCTCGTACGACATCCCTGGCCGAGGCTCGCCGCACACTCAAGGATGCCGGGCTCGACCCTGCTGTGTACGACGACGCTCGGACGGTCGCCTACCTGCAAGAGGTGTCGCGGCTGTCGTCGGAGAGCATCAACCAGACGACCCACGACAGGGTCTCGACTTCTGACGGGAACCTTGACGGCGTGTTCGCCGACCAGGACGAGCGGGCCGGTTCGATCTCGACGTCGGCGCAAACGTTCGCGAAGGGTTTCGGCGCTGTCGAGGCGGGGCGTCAAACCGGGGCGCTCACCAAGACGTGGGTCACCGGGATGAATCCGCGCCAGTCGCACGCCGCGATGAACGGCACGACGATCCCGATCGACGAAATGTTCTCTACGGGCAAGAAGTGGCCATCCGGGCCGAACTGCAATTGCACGGTCACCGTGCAATGGAGGAGTGGATCATGAGGAAGTACGCCCAACTGCTCCAGGTGAAGGCGGGTCCGACTGACGGTCTCGCTGAGGGCATGTTCACCGGATACGCATCGGTGTTCGGCAACAAGGACTCGTACGGGGACGTGGTGCAGCCGGGCGCGTTCACGGCGACCCTGGCCGCATGGAAGGCGTCCGGGGACGTCCTGCCCGTGTACTGGGGTCACGACGGTGGCGACCCGTTCAGCAACATCGGCGGTGTCATCGACGCGGCCGAGGACCCGAAGGGTCTTCTCGTCACCTGCCAGCTCGACATCGAGGAGATGAAGGCCGCCAAGGTCTACCGGCTGCTGAAGGGCCGGCGGGTGAAGCAGATGTCGTTCGCCTACGACATCGTCGAGGGCGGTCCGGCGAAGTCTGAGACGCTCGGCGACTATTTCAGCCTGGACGTGCTCAGCCTGTACGAGGTGTCGGTTGTCCCGATCGGCGCCAACCAGGAGACCGAGATCCTGGCCGTCAAGCACCTAGCCGAGGCCGTGAAGGCCGGCCGGGTGCTGTCGGCGGTGAACGAGTCGTCGCTGCGTGATGCGCGCGGCGCCATTGACTCCGTCCTGTCTGCGCTGGACGCGCAGGACGGCAAGTCCGCCCATCCGGGCGGCGACAACCAGGGCAAGACCAGCGGCGAACTTGAAGCCAAGGAAGTGGCCACGACCGAAGAGCCGAATCCGGCCAAGGTACTCGTCACAACCGAAGAGCCGAAGGCGGGGCCGACCGTCGAGGACCTGCAAGCACAACTCCGACTCATCGCCCTCTGAGGGCAGAAGGACACAGAAATGAATCTCAAGGAGATGCTGGCAGCCGCGATCAAGGCGGCCCAGGACATCGTGGACGGCGCGAAGGGCCGGTCGATGACCGACACCGAGCGCGTCGAGGTTGAGGCGAAGATCGCCGAGGCCACGAACATCAAGGCCCAGATCAAGGCCGCCGAGGGTGACGACGCGCTCATGGGGCGCCTCGCATCGTTCGGTGCGGTCAAGGGTGGCGGCGACGACACGCCCGCCAAGTCGCTCGGCGAGCACTTCGTCAAGTCGCTCGGCGACCGCTCGATCAAGGGCATGACGCGCTTCGAGGCGCCCGAGTTCAAGGCGGCCGCCGACACGCACGGCAGTGGCGGGACGGCTGGCGACTACGGTCCGCTGGTCACCGACATCGACCGGTCGTTCGTCCTGCCGTACCAGCGGCCCCTCGTCATCGCCGACATCATCCCCTCGGGGCCGGTCAGCGGGTCCGCGATCACCTACCCGGTGTTCGGCGCGCTCGAGGGCAACGCGGCCACCGTCGCCGAGGGTGGCGCGAAGCCGCAGATCCACATCGCTGACCCGACGTGGAAGACGGACGCCCTGGGCGAGGTCGCGGCCTTCTTCAAGCTCACCGACGACATGGCCGAGGATCTGCCGTACGTCGCGGGCGAGATCGAGACCACGGCCCGCTACGACCTGTTGCTCCAGGAGGAGGTGCAGATCCTCAGCGGCGGCGGCGTGTCTCCGAACCTGGACGGCATCATGCATCGCAGCGGCGTGCAGACGGCGGTCAAGGGAGCGGATACGGTCGCGGACGCGATCTTCAAGACGTTCTCGCTGATCTCCGGCGCCAGCCCGTTCGCGGCCGACTTCATCGTCATCAACCCTGAGGACTACGAGGCGTTGCGGCTCACGAAGGACGGCAACGAGCAGTATTACGGCGGGGGCTTCTTCTCCGGCACGTACGGCAACGGCGCGATCGTCATGGAGCCCCCGATCTGGGGACGCCGCACCGTCGTCACGCAGGCCATCACGGCCGGCACGTTCCTCATCGGCGCATCCCGCGCCGCGAAGATCCTCCGCAAGGGTGGTCTGAGGGTCGAGTCGACCAACAGCCACGCCGACGACTTCACCAACGACAAGATCACCGTCCGGATCAAGGAGCGCCTCGGCCTCCAGGTGAAGTGGCCGTCGGCATTCGTCAAGCTCACGCTCGTCTGATGCGTGAGTACCACGTCCGCATCGGGGGTCGAGTGCACACGATGCAGCTGGACGATGACGACGTGAAGCGCTACAAGGTAGTCGAGACCCCGACCGAGAAGCAGGCCCCGAAGCCTGCGAACAAGCAGGCCGCGAAGCCTGCGAACAAGTAACGGGAGGGGGCGCCATGGCCAGCGACATGCTCGAAGGCTGGGACACGTCGACACTGCCTGGCGCCCCCCAATCCGGCGGCTTCGCCCTAGAAGCCGCTGTCGGCGCTGTGCGTAGCCTGCTCGGCTGGCACCTTGCACCGGAAGTCACCGAGACGCTTGTTGTCGACTCTCCCGGTGGTCAGCGCCTCTGGCTGCCGACCCGCCACGTCGTCGAGGTGACGGAGGTCCGAGTCTGCGCAGACGACGGGACCGAGACCCCGCTCACTGGATGGAATGCGGCGACCGGATGGTCAGAGGGCGGCTGGCTGTACTGCCTGCCGGGCTTCCCGGCCGGTGAGCGCCGCATCCGGGTGGACATCGTCCATGGGTATGCGAAGGCCCCGGCCGAGATCGTCGCCGTCGTAGTAGCCGGGCTGGCCGCACAGGTCAAGAGCGAGACGGTCGGCGGCCGATCGGTCACAATCTCCGACTCGATAGGGACCGGACCTTCCGCCGCGGCGATCATTGCCCGCTACGCCCTGGGGCCACGGCCGTGACCCTCTTCACCGAGACGGTATCCCTGTCCCTGGCTGACGGGTCCACGGTGGCATGCGCGGCATGGTGGGAGCCTGCCCGTAACCAGGTGTACGGAATCGGGCCTGGCCAGTTCGCCTCGGCGCTCGACGTCTATATCGAAGCCGAGATCAACGCCGCCGACGTCGTGTCGGCGACCGTCGAAGGCGTGGTGCATCAGGTCGTCTCGACGCCCAGCACCTACCCGCAGGGCATCATCATCCAGCGCTACGCGATCATCTCGTGTGCTGCTCTCCTGGCCACCGCTTGCACGATCAGCCGCCATGACGGGGACACGAAGGACTCGGGTACGGGTGCCGTCACCCCGACCTGGGTGGACACCTGGTCCGGTTTCTGTCGCATCGTCGCGGCTTCGCCCACCTCCGCCGACTTCGCCGGCGAGCCCGTTTCCCTCTCCGATCCTGAAGTGCTCCTCCCCCTCGCGGCCCCGATCCCCGCAGTCGGGCATCGCATCCAGACCGCCGACGCAACGCTGTTCGTCACCGGCGTCATCACAGGGACGAACCTGGCGCTCCGCCGGATCCGGGCCACGACCAAGACGGGGGCAGACCGATGACCGTGCACTGGGACGGCTCCAAGCTCGTAGCGCTCGAACAAGACCTCGCCGGGGTCAGTGGCCGTGTCGCTCCCGCCGTCGCCAAGGCCATCAAGGACGGTGGCGAGGCGATCGCCAAGCGCGCCAAGGAGCTCGCACCCAGGCGGAGTGGCAAGCTCCGCCGCTCGATCAACTCGACCTTCGTCGCAGGCGGCGGCGGCAGCGAGGCGACCGCAGAGATTGGCCCCACCGCGTTCTATGGCCGCTTCGTCGAGCATGGTACGTCCCGGATGAGCCCCCGCCCATACCTGGCCCCAGCGGCCGATGCCGAGTCCGAGGCAATCACTGAGGCGATCGCGAAGGCTGCGGCGGAGGCGTTCTTCGGATGAGCGATATCACGGCCCTGCTCGCGCAGAAGGTCCTCGACCGGCTTGGCACGTACGACGGGATCGACATCGTCGACGGGGGCATCCTCAAGACTCCGTCCCGCCCGTATGTCGCGTTCTACGCCGGTGTCGCAGTCTCCGAGGAGCAGCGGTTCTGTGATGCGCGGCCACGGGAGCGCCTGCCGTACGCGGTCATGATCGTGAACAACTCCGCTAACGGGACGCGGTTCCTCGGCGGCAAGATCGTGGATCTGCTCGACGACAACGGCAGGCAGCCGACTGATGGCCTGCGCAGTACCCCAACCTCATCGTCCGACCTGATCGTCGACGACGAGGTCGAGGGCGACTGGCGCTGCTCGGTCACCACCTACTTCGACGCCAGGGAGGCGTGATGCACACCGTCATCGTCAAGCACAAGCTCACGGGGCACGAGTACCCGTGGCCTTCGACCCTCGCCGCTGCGGATCCCGACCTCGAGGTCGTCACCGCGCCGACGCCTGCCGCCGAGCCGCGCAAGCCGCGCAAGAGGCGTACCAAGACTCCCCGCGTCAGCGGGGTTACGGCCACACCGGCCGCCGAAAACACCGAGGCCGAGAAGGAGGCCGCTGAATCATGACCATCAATTTCCCGAGCAAGGTTCGCGCTGCTGGAAAGAACAACTGGACGTACGTGCCTGAGATCGCAGTCCCGTCCGCTCCGACGATCGTCGAGCTCAACGCCGGCGTCATGACCCAGGCGTCGTACGACGCCGACCAGATGCGCCCATCCGGGTCTGCGGATACGCAGGCAGAGCAGCGCTACAGCCAGGAGTTCGAGTCGCAGGGCAGGGGCCGGAAGAAGTTCGAGTTCCCCGACGTCGAGGTCATCTTCGACCCGCAGACGCCCGACAGCGTCGACTACGAGCTGGCCACGGCGTGGCTGGCTGAGCCTGACGGCTACATGGTGGCCCGTCTCGGCGTCGACCATGATGTCGCCTTCGCTGCGGCGCAGGTCCTGTCTGTGATCGTGCCCGTGTCGATCGTGGACCTGCTCCCGGTCGCACCGGACCCGTCGAAGCCGAACGACGCGTACCGGCGCCTGTTCCAGATCCTCACGACCGGTGACCCGATCACCGATGTGACGATCGCGGTCTGACCTCGACTCTCACCCCCGGCCGAACAGCTCCCGGCCGGGGGTGAGTCACGCCCAGGAGCTGACAGGAGCTGCTGAACCATGACCATCGACTATGGAACGATGCTGCGCAACCGCAGCATCGAAACCACCTTCGGACTGTGCCTACAACCGTCCCTCGTCTGGAACTACAACCTCATCGCCAAGGCTGAACAGCCCGACGCGGAGGCCCTTGCCGAGCTCGAGACGCAGATCCGCGCGGCGACCGTCGTCGTCGTGCTACGGGCGCTCACCGAAGACGAGTCGTGGGCGCTCGACCTGCGCTACGCCGCCGCCAAGCAGGGCACACCTGAGGCCCGCGACCTGGACAAGTCCGTGCTACTCAAGTCGTTCGTCCGGTTCGAGACGATGGACGGCGACCCGATCGAGGACCTCGGCAAGAAGGACTTCGGCGCCTACTGGGACAACGCCAGCCCTGGTGAGCGAATCCCTCTGCTCGCCTTGTCGCTCGAGCTCAAAACGTTCATCCCGAGCGTCCCTTTCTCCGTGCCGCAGTCGCTGACGACGCGACGGTAAGACGGGACCTACGCCTGGCCCGGAAGATGGGCACCGCCCCAACAGTCTTCTGGGGACGCAAGCGCCAGACGATCCGTCGCGACGGCATCACCCTCCACGACCCTGACTGGCTCCAGATCGACTACGCCCTGATCGTCCTGCTCGACGAGTGGGAGCAGGAGCTGTGCATCTGCGGTGAACCCCGCGCCTCGCACAAGGGCAAGACGGCCGCCGACTACGGGGGCGCGTTCTTGACCTGCCCGGCGATCGAGGCGCTCGACGCGGAGCAGGCGTCCCGCGCGAAGCAGGACGGTAACAAGGACGCCAAGCCGGACCCGTCACGGGCACGCGCCTGGCTGGTCCGCACCCTCGACCAACTCCGCGCCATGGCGGAAGCAACCGACCGACCGACTGGAGGTGGTGGCGATGGCTGACAAGTCCGTACGGGTCATTCTCACCGCTACCGTCGCCGGTTTTATGGCCGAGGTCCGCAAGGCGCAGGGTGCCGTGAAGGATCTCGCGGGCGATCTGTCGAAGGCGTCGCAGACCCAAGAGTGGAAGAGGGCCGCCACCAACATCGGCGTAGTCGGGCTTGCGCTCACCGCCGTCGCCGGGCTGGCCATCGCGGCGTGGGCCAACTTCGACCAGCAGATGTCGAAGGTCGCCGCGACAGGCCAGGACGCCAAGCAGAACATCGACGGGCTGCGGCAGGTTGCGATCCAGGCCGGAATCGACACCAAGTACTCCGCGACCGAGGCCGCCGCAGGCATCGAATCCCTGCTCAAGGCGGGAGTGTCGGCTGCTGACATTCTCGGCGGCGGGCTGAACGGCGCCCTGTCGCTGGCAGCATCCGGAAACCTCAACGTCGCCGACTCGGCCGAGGTCGCTGCGACCGCCATGACCCAGTTCGGGCTCAAGGGCACCGACGTGGGTCATATCGCCGACCTTCTCGCCGCCGGCGCCGGTAAGGCACAGGGCGAGGTCTCCGACCTGTCCATGGCCTTGAAGCAGGGCGGCCTCGTCGCATCGCAGGCTGGCCTCTCACTGGACGAGACTGTCGGGACGCTGACAGCGTTCGCGTCTGCCGGTCTGATCGGATCCGACGCGGGCACGTCGTTCCGTTCGATGCTGCTGCGGCTGATGAACCCGACGAAGGAAGCGTCCGGGCTCATGGCCCAGTACGGCATCAACACCTACGACACGAACGGCAAGTTCGTGACGATGACGGATCTCGCCGGGCAGCTTCAGACGAAGCTCGGCGGACTGTCCGAGGCGCAGCGCAACAACGCGCTGGCTGTGATCTTCGGCCAGGACGCGATCCGTGGTGCGAACGTCTTGTACAAGCAGGGCGCGCAGGGCATCGCCGACTGGACGGCCGCGGTCAACGACGAGGGTTTCGCGGCGGATGTTGCGAAGACCAAAATGGACAACCTCCAGGGCTCCTTCAAGCTGCTGACCAGCTCGATCGAGACACTGGGCATCAATGCGGGATCCTCGGCCGGGGGCGCGCTGCGTTCGCTCGTCGATCAGCTCAACAGCCTGGTGCAGGTCGGCATTCGGCACACGGATGCGGCACAGGGCATCCTCGCGATGGTGCTGGCCCTCGGCGGGTTCGCGCTCGTCACCGCTGGCGTGATGAAGACCGTGACGGCTGTGGCCGAGTTCCGCGCAGGGCTGGCCGCACTGGCTCTCGCCGCACCCAAGGTCAGCGCCGCGATCTCGAGCGTGTCGTTGGCGACCAAGGGGGCGATGGCGGCCGGGCTCGGCACGTGGATCTTCAGCGTTGTCGCGGCCTTCACGGTCGCCGCCGCAGCGGCGCAGTTGCTCAGCAACAAGGCTGAGATGCCGGGCGCCATAGCGGGCAAGGCGGCACTGCTCGGCCTGGCCACTGGCGCCTCCAATGCCGGGGCGAACATGGACAAAATGTTCCAGGACGCGACCGGCGGCTTCGGCTCCACCGCCCTGACCAACAACGTCAACTCGCTCGCCTCCGCGCTGACCAAGGTCGCTAACAAGAGCATCTACGACGACTTCCGCGACGGCATCTTTAAGATGGCTGGCGCCAAGGGCCAGGTCGAGCTCGTCACCGACCAGTTCACCAGGCTCGACGAGGCTATGACCCAGCTCGACGTGACCTCGGCGCGCGCTGCGTTCGCCAAGGTCGCGGCCACCACCGTGCACTATGACCCAACCTGGACCGAGGGCGCGCGCGACGAGGCTATAAGCGTCGAGAAGCTGATTCAGCTGTTCCCCGAGTACAAGGCGCAGTTGCAGAAGACAGCCACCGCCCTGGGGGTCACGAACCTGACCAACCAGGAGTATGTCGACTGGATGGGCGGCAAGATCCCGCCCGCGATCCAGGCCGCCGCCGGGGCGGCCAAGGATGGGACGGTCGCGACCGACGGCCTCAACTCGGCCATGTCCGCCCAAGAGCTGCAAGCCAAGGGCGCCGCACAGGCCGAGGCCGACCTCGCGGACGCGCTGCGGAAGTCGGCGGACGCCGCCCTCGCCGCAACCGGGTCGGCCATCTCGTACCAGGCGGCCATCGACGATGCGGCCGCCTCGGTCGCCAAGAACGGCGTGACCCTCGACATCAATACCGAGCAGGGCCGGAACAACCGGACCGCGCTCGACGACATCGCCGCTTCCGCGCTCAGGATGACCGCGGCGAACGCCGCCACCGGCGCCAGCAACGAGACGCTGACCGCCCAGATGGGTGGGGCTCGGGCCGCATTCATCGCGCAAGCTGTGGCGATGGGCATGGACGCTACCGAGGCGGACACGCTCGCCAACACGTACGGCCTGATTCCCGGCACTGTCACGACCAACGTCACGACCAACGCGGCCGCCGTCACCTTGACGGTTGAGGGGCTACGCGCGAAGATCGCGGAGCTGCCAGCCTGGAAGCAGGCGATCATTAACGCAGCCTGGAACGATGGGGGCATGGTCGCGGGCAAGGCCATGTACGACGCGTTCAAAAACAAGGAAGTCTCGGTCACCACGACCTACAAGACGGTGAACAGCGCCGGCTCCTCGAGGCCCGCGGTGGCCGGCGGCGGCCTGATTGCTGGTCCTGGCACTGGGACTTCTGATTCGATCCCGGCGTGGCTGTCGAACGGCGAGTACATCATCAATGCCGCCGCGACAGCCCGGAACCTCTCGCTGCTGAACGCGATCAACTATGGCGGCGCTCGGATCCCCGGATTCGCTGGCGGCGGCCCGGTGGCGGCGGCTCCCGCGTCGTACAGCACGTCAACGGCCGTCTCGGTCGGCTCCCCGAACGTCGGCGTGACTGTCCTCCTCGACGGCCGCGAGCTTGACCACCGGTCGCGTGTCGTGTTCGGCGAGGAGTCGGGCAAGTTGAAGCGCGCACGGGACAGGGGTGGGCGATGAGCAGCACCATGACAGCCACGCTCGCCGCCACCCCCGGCCCGTCTGCGCGGATCACGATCACCGGCATCGTGGGCGCCGCATCGGTGCAGATCTGGCGTGGCGACGGTACCCAGGAGGTCCGTGTCGCTGGCGACGATCTGCAGATCCCGACCGGCGGGGTCTACATCACCGACTACCGCCTCCCGCCGGGCCGCACCGTCACATACCGTGCCGTCCTGTACTCGTCGCTGGGTGTCATCACGGAGACGATCAACGCGACCGCGCTCGCGGTGCCAGCGCTCGATCAGAGCATGGCGTGGGTGATGGACCCCGAGGATCCGACAAACGCGATGCTGCTGCCGCTCATGGACGGCACCGACGACAAGGTGGGACACGAGTCCGCGGGCGTCGCCGTACCGCCGCTGATGGGGCTTCCGATCTGGCTCGGCGGTCCCCGGTCGTCTCGGCCGCGGACGTTCATCGTGAAGACGCCAACCCTGGCTGAGACGATCCAGTTCGCCCAGGTGATCGAACCTGGTGGGCAGCTGCTGATCCGGCCGGGTACCGCGATCCGCCACGACACGGGCCTGATCTACATGGGAGCCCCCTCGATCCCCGAAGGCCCACGGCACCCGTTCGAGGGTCCGGCACGCTGGACGATCGACGGCACCGAGGTCGCTGACGATGCGTGGCCGACTGTGGTCGCCGAGCGGACCTGGCTGGACCTCGAGGCCGAGTGCGCAACCTGGCTGGACGTGGAGGCCATGTACAGCACCTGGCTGGCCGTCGAGCAGGGCTGATGTACCCCGTCTCGACCGTGTTCGCGCGGGGTCTCGGTTCGCGAGCGTCGACGATCAT